GCTCGCCATACTCTTGTAAAAACGTTTTATACTTATCACTACCTGGTTTACCCATTAAGTCTTTAACATCAGACATTAATTCACTAGCGTAAGTATCTTGTAATTTCTTTTTAAAAGCAGGATCTGTAGCTGCAGGTATTTTAGTTCCAAAAGTTTTAGCAACAACCTCTTTTACTTTATTATATAATTTTCCACCCTCTTCTATATCTAATGCTCTTCTTAAGTTAGTAGGCTCTTTAGTTTTTTCAGTTATTTCAACTTCTTCTACTTTAGACGTTGGCTCTGCTATATCAACTCTTTCAGATATATCAGATTCAAATACTTCACCTAACACTCTTCTCGATGCTTCAATAGCTCTAACAGGTAAATACTTATTTATAAAAGCCGCAAGTGGAACACTTGATTCAGGTTTATATTTTGTTATTAAATCTAATATACCGCCTTTACCAGTTTCTATTTCATCAGTAAGTAGTTGACGATCAAAACCAGGAGCTTCACTTCTTCTTTGTACTATTTTGTTTACAATAGGTTTAAACTCATTTATAATATCTAATGCTCCACCAACACCTTGTTCTTTGTATATTTGTTGTACATTGTCAGAGGCTTTTTTAGAAAACTTTTGATCAGAGTCTTCAACAGCTGACAGGTCAGCTTTTGATAAAACAGTTTCAGCTAGTCCAGTTAACTCACCTTTTTCAAAAGATTCATTAAAACTTCTTACCATATCAAAAACGTCTTGCCCGTTTTCTATTTGGTTTTTACCATCGTTTATCTTTTGAAATCTACCAAATATTTTATTACGTAAAGTTCTATCACTTTTTATATTGTTTTTACGCATAAAATCACTTACCGCAGCTAATTTTTCTTCAGCTATATAAGCTTCTGACTTACCTTTATACCTATTTTCTATTTCATTAACTTCATCAGCAAGTTTTTTATAATTCTTACCTATGTAGTTAACCATATCATCCACCAATTTAACAGCATTAGGGTTGTTATTCATAAACGCTTTAAACACAGTCATATGCCCAAGTTCGTGAGAAACAACAGACGCGTTTTCTTTACTAACAGCAAATGTCATAGGTAAATTTACTAATTCACCATCGCCTAAATCTAGGTTATCACCAAAAGCAAATCCGTTGATAATAGAGTTATCACCCTTAGACTCTTTGTCAGCTTCGTTAAAATATTCTTTTAACTTTTGTTTTACTTTAGATTTTTTTTCATCAGATATTTTATCTGTTTTATCTATATATTCCAAACCTTTAGCTAGTCCTTGCTCGTTATTATCAGCTATTATAGTTTCTACTTCGCCTAAAGTATTGTTTTTTATTCTAATATCTCTAGCTAGATCAGAAGCTCTTTTGTTATCAGCTATTATAGTTGAGTTAGCTATAATTCTTGATCTTTTTGCTTTTGATTTTATTAGTTTATCTCTTTGTTCTAATACAAGTTCTTTTTTAACTTCCTTACTGTAATCTTTATTTTCGTTTATACGATCTACTTCTGCTCTTATACTATGCTCTTCAACATACTGATCAATCATTGATTGACGATCACTAGGCGACATGTCTAAAGTTCTTTGTTGAACTAAGTTCATGGCTTTCATTTGTTGGTCTAATATATTACTTATTCTAGACTGTATAGCTCCAGCATCTCCACCTTTTCCTAATACTTCATTTCTTTGTTTTGATAATTCCACTAACTGCTTGTTTAAAGCATTTGCTTTAGCTAATTCAGATTCACTAGAAAAAGATTGTGTTACTTGAGCTACTAAAGCCGGAGACTGATACATGTTACCCATAAAAAAACCAGCAGCCATAGCATCAGTCATACCATCTAGCATAGAAATATTTTCATTATCTAGTATTACTATATCAGCAAAATTGTTAGTTAACTGCACTATTCCTTCAGCACCAGCTTCTTTAAAACTGTTTTTACTAAAATCATAACCAAAATTAGCCCAAGATTTAGCATTAGTTAAATTTTTAAGCGTAAGTTCACTACCAGATAAATTAAAAGCTTTTTTAACATTTTTACCAACACCTTTCAATATACCTAAACTAACTCTTTCAGTAGCATACTCTACACCACCGTATAGCGCAGCTGTAGTGAAATATTGTAACGCGTTTATATCTTTAGGTGGTACTATATATTCTCCTTCAGAATTTTTAATACCATCTATTTCTTTATTCATTTCATACATTTTACCACCAGCAGCACTACCAGCTAAAACAGCTAAGCCTACTGGAGGTAGTGCTATTGTAACGGCTGTATTAACTAATTGACCTGAAGCCAAGTCTAAAGCATACATCCCAAAATCAGATAAACTTTCTACCTCACCTATACTAGGCATTTTAGCGTTTTGACCTTTAACAGCAGCGCCAAATTCATGAGCAGCACTAATAGCTTCTGATCTAGAGTTTTTTATTTTACCCCAATATCCAACAGCTTCTTTTATATAGTTATCTTCTTTTCCAAATACTCTATCTAAATCTTCTTCCTTACCTATATCAACACCACTCCACTTTATCAATTCTGGAACACTTAGCTCATTTTGTAAAGTTGCTAAACCAGCGCCTAAAGTTATTATAGAAGAACTAATATTGTTATTAGCAATATCTAAGTTGTCATAGGTTTTTAAAGTTAAGTTTTTTATTGTGTTAATATCATTAGAAGCTATAGGACTTTCCGTAAATTCTTTAACATCTTTTTCTAATAACTCAATTTGGTTATTAGTTCCATTAACTAAAGCATTATAAGCATTTAAATCTTCCTGCGTAAGCGTTGAGTCTTTTTCTTTAAATCTTTTATTGTACCTCTCTATGTCACCTATAGACTTATCTATATCTTGTCTTCTTGATATTAAATCTGATGTCTTATCTCTATATTCTTTTTCTAACTCTTTTTCTTTTACTTCTAGCTCTTCATAAAGCTTACTTCTATTGTCGTAGTATTTTTTTTGTTGATCAGTTCCAAAGTTTTTGTAAAGTTGATCTGCAATAAAACCCCAATAGTTGGTTTTTTTATCTTCTTTTTCTTTTTCAGTTAATTCTTGATCATATAAGTTTCTAACACCTTTAATAGCTTTATAAGCCATACCTGGTATACTATACTGGCTAACAGACTCCACGACACTTCCAACATCTTCAAGCCTATCAACACCATATTCAGCCTCAAATCTTTCTAACACTTCATCAGCTTGAGACTCTTTCCATTCTAACTCTTTATTTTTGATATAGATATTTATAGCTTCTTCCTTAACGCTTGCTTCGTTTAACTCTTTACCTTGACTTTTTAAACTTTTAGAAGCTAAATCTATATTGTTTTCCCATGGTAGTTTTTCATCTCCCCAAGGTAAATCTACATCTACCAAACCATACAAGTTACTAAAGTTCGATGGTTTAGATTCAGCTTCAGATCTCCACTGTTGATTTAAATCTTCACTAGCCTTGCTCATTGATATATTAGAAAGTTCATTAACATAATTATTAAATCTACCATCTTTTTTAATCTCTGGCTCTGGAACTATCTCAGCAACTAATTCTTTTTCAGGTTCTGTATCAGCTTCAGTTACAACTTCAGTTTCAACTTTATTTGGTTTGTCAATTAGTAAAGAAGTAAAATCTTCTATAGAACCATTATAACCATCTGATGAAAATAATTGAAAAGAATGATTAACAGCATCGTTGTTAGTAGATATTAAATCTTCGTAATCCTCTAAAGTACCCGAGTAACCATCTTTTTTAAATAAATCGTAACTATATTGTAAAGCTTCTGGATTCATCTATTTTGTTTTAATTAAATTTAGCAGCTGTAATTTGCGTTACGTTGTCTGATCTTCTACCTTGTAGTTGAGAATTGACCCACTTTGGGTCTTTTAATTCATCTTCTGTAACTTCATATTTAACAAACCTATTACCCACCTTTTGATAAAGACCATCTGGATCATCCTCATACCCAGCGCTTTTTCCAAGTGCATAATATTTAGGATTATCCATTATTAATTTTTTAAAGAATTCTTTTCTAGCTGTTGAAAGTAAAAACTTATCACCCTTGTCGTCAGTTTGGTACATGTTTTTATCTATCCACTTTGAATAATCAGGTATTTTATTTTTATCTTTTTTATCGCTCTTATCAGTTGTCTTATCTACAGTTGTAGACTTAGCAGTCATACGTCTTTTCTTAGCATCTCCAGGAAATTTCTTTTCAACTAAGTAATCTATAATTGCTTCTTTAGTTTCATCAAAATCGCTGTTGGGATCATAGACTCTATCACCGCTTTGATCAACAATTTTTTGAAAGTTATCTTCATTAACCATTGCTATAACTTTAGCATTGTCTTCCTGATTTAATATTTTTCTAAACTCATCAGCTGCTTTAGTTGGATCTTTGTATTTTTTAACAACGCTACCATCATCTGTTTTTTCTGTTATAGTCTCAACCGTTTCTAAACCATCTAAATTAGCAGAGGTTTCTTTAATAATATCGTCTAGCTCTTTAGTGTAGTCAGTTATGTAGTCAACAGATGAAAAACCTTTATTTGTTTTTGCGTTAGTAAACTTACTTGCTTGAAAATTTAAATCACCGTTTGAAACTATTAATCCTTTACCTGGACTATAACTATATGTAGTTTTTCCAGGGTTTTGTATCATAGTTAAGTACTTAGGTCTATCTCCTGTGTTCTGTGTAGATCTTCTGATGTTAATCTTTCTTGAAGCGTCGTTCATACCATCGTAAGCATCAATATCTTGACCATAACCTGCTTGAAACTTTAAAAAATCGTCCATTGCTGTGTTAAGTTTTCTAACTCCAGCGTTATACTTACTTCTATCCCCATCAAAAGATTCTATATCAAGCTCGTGCAATCTTTTTATTTCCTTTGCAAAAGCATCCTGAAGAGTGTTAACAGCTAAATCATCATCTATAGCTTCTATTTTTTTTAAGTCATCCAACTGTTTTTGGTGTCTGTCACCACTCTCTGTTGTAAACGTTTCTACTTCTTCTTTTCTATCTGATATTTTTTTATCAAACGTTCCTAATCCAGCTAATACAGCTCCTGCGACATTTAAACCTCTACTTGTTGCCATTTTATTAAGGGTTTGAAGGATTAATAAATTGAGATACAATATCACCAGTTCCTCCTGCTATACCTTGTATACCGCTAGCAACTTGTTCACCTCTTAATTGAGACTCAGCATCTGCTAGATCTTGTAGTCTTTTAAGTTCTCCTGCATCTCTTTCTTCTTGCATTGATGCTCTAATATACTCTCCTTTACTCTTAGCCATATCAACTTCTAATTGACCTTTGGCTTGTAATTTAGCATTATTAACTTCTTGTTTTTCGATGTTTGCTGATATTTGATTTTTAGATTTTAAAGCGGCTTGTGCTAAAGCAGTAGCACCACCAGCTCCTTTACCAGTAGCTCTTAAAGTGTCTAAAGTATTAGCTAGTGATATATCAGCTTCTTCAGCTTGCATTTCAGCTGCTTGAGTAGCTACAGGTAGATTTTTATAAGGGTTTTCTATATTTTGATATGGATTTACAATTTGTTGTCTTTTACCAACTATATCATCTATATCTCCTAAATGCTTCTCCATTCTTTCCTTAGTGTCACTAGCTTGAAACAAACTGTATACACCTACTCCAGCTTGAGCTACTCCTGAAATCATTTCAGGCGTTAAAAATTTTTTCCAATTACCATCTCCCATTTTATTATAAATTATGTGTTACAAAATCTGTTGATACCGCAAACAACTCTTTCATTTTTCCAACATTAGTCGTAGCGTCAGTAGATAATTTAACAACGCCAAAAAATCCTTTTATACCAGTTATAGATGAACCAAAATTAACCTCTCCATTTTTAGCTTGAGATGCGTTAATTAATCTAGCTACGTATTTGTTATTTTTCCTGTCGAAACCAACTCTATAAGAAACTCCTTTTTCAATATAAACACCTTCCTCATAGCTTCTAACACCATTAGTAGTGTCACTAAGACTTGAATTTGTATTATCTGTAAAGTCAGATCTAAAACTTTCAACTTGCCAACCGTTACTACCTTCATAACTTATTGTTTTAAAGTTTTTATTTATTGATGGATTGCCATTAAAAACAAACTCTATAGACGAAGCTACTGGTTCAGCACCGTAAAAAGAGTTGTGATTATCAGTGCTGCCGTAGTGTTTATAAACCTCGTTTTCCTTAGTAGTATAAAAGTTGTTTTTTAAACTAAATATTAAACCTGGTCTAAACGTATAGAAAGTTGTCCAACCTTGAGATATTTCATCAAAACTAAGAGTATTATAGTTATCACTTGCTTCGTCATTTGTTTTACTTCCGGAGTGTTTTTGTATAGATAATAAGTAGTTATCTTTGTAGTTGTCAAAACCACCTTTTATAGCATCGTGCTTAACATGCATAAATCTAACGTATACTTCTCCAGTGCCACCATTAGTTGGTTGAATGTTAATAGATTTATTTAAAAAAACTAAAGTTTCTTTTATACCTGTTAGATTATTAGTTCTAGCTCCAGTAGTAGTTGCTTTAGCGTCTAGCTTGATCCAATTACCACTAGGATAGCTTTTATTTATTTCTAACAAACAACCGTTGATACTATCATCTTGACTTATTGTAGAATTTAAAACTATATAATCACCTAATTCACTGTCATTTAACGACGAGTTACTAGCAAGTGTGCTCGATGACCTAAAAGTTAAAGAAAGTTGATAATCAGAAGATCTGTATTCTGTATTTAAATCTGAAACGTTAGCCATTTCATCTCTAAAAAAGTCTCTCATACCATAATTAGATATTTCAGTTATACCATCTCTTGATAACCTTAATATACACCCTCTATTTTTATCAGAAAAATATCTTCTAAAACCAAATAATGCAAATGACTCTGGATTTCTACTAATACCATACTCACCGTTGTAAGGTGTTACTTGGCCAATAACGACATCTGATTGAGTTGTCATAGGAGATCCTTCAGCAGAGTAAATAGCGTCTTTATCTATTAAAGCAGTACTTACTTTGTTTTCTTGAAATATAGTCAAGTTGTTATCCATAGCGTATATAAGCTGTATAGAGCCGTTGTGTGGATCTACTGCTTTAGTTATGTCTTCTGCTATAGAAAAAACATTAGTATTATTTACATTAGTATTAGAATTAAATATACCTGAGTATATTAAAGCGTTGTTTCTTTTTTTAGCTAAATTACTATCTTCTCTTAAATAAGCTCTAACACCTAAGTCAACAGTATTGCCATTAAAAGCACCTTTTATTCTAGACTCTTCAATAACCCAGTTAGATCCAGAAGCTCTATTGTAATTACCATTAGGAGAATTGTTTGAGTTAGATTTAAAATAACCAGGTTGATTACCAAATCTTGGTATAGGCCAGTTTGGATATATTTTATCTGCTTTATTTTCACTTCTAAAAACATTTGGGTCATTGTCTGTAATCCATGGAAAACCAGGAAAAACTTTAAAATAACCAGCTCCTCCACCACTACTATCAACTAACAAAGGTGTTGTAGCTTGTTTTAACCAGAAAGAATTGTAGTATTTTACTTCTAATTTATAATTCATAATATAAAATTAAGTGTTTAGAAAAAACTTTATAACATAAGGGTCTGATTCAACTTTTACGCCACTATCTCTATATTCAGTTGCCGTTATCCACAGTGTAACTAATCTCGCCCCATCTCCACTGTCATTGTTAAATGGAGTGTTACTACTATCATTAGAACTTCTAAAATACAATATTGGTATATTTCTACCAATACCATCTCCATCATCAGCTAATTGTCCATCAGGAAAGTCTGTATCAGAAGTGTTAGACCATTTGGAAGTATCGTAAATAAAACCTACTCCAGGATTTGCTGGATTAATGTTATTTTGAAATTGACCCCAAGATAATTGACCACCACTGTCTTTACTTGCTACAGTTGTAAAACCGTACCAATTTATTACCTTATTAATTTCGTAAAACGCGTTAGCTTTGTCGTATAAAATGTTAGGAGCATTTACTATATCAGGATCATCCTTGTCATAGTTTAAAATTCCACCGGAGTCAGTATACCCAAAGAAACCTTCTGGATGTTCTCCAAAAACAGCTATTGGGTCACCTACGTACTGTACCAAAGTACCTCTTTCCCCGCCAAAGTGTTTACAACCTTGTAAGTAGCCAAACTTTATTTTATATTCTAAATTGCTTGATCTTTTTATACTACTTTTAAAAGCATTGCCATTTTGAGTACTTCTTCTAACTACTTGATTTCTACCACTATCAGAATTTAATCTAGTGTTTTTATATCTAGGATAATTTTTTATACCTCTACTTAAGTCACTTGCTCTTCTTATAACAGCGTCTAAATCGTAAATATCAGGATCAACCACAAAATCACTTGCGCTATTGCCGGGATCATACTGCCAGATGACATCATTATTTACAGGTATTTGCTCAAGGCCATTACTTGAATATACTATTGTAGCTACTTTAGTGCCCTTTGAAGATAACCCATTTGCTGTAGTTGGACCTTTATAAGCAGAGCTCATTAAGTCTCTGTAACCAGTTTTTGTATCTGAATACACGAAAAAACCTGGGCATACACTGCTTTTAAAATCATTACCATTATTATCATCAGGTGTAGGAGCCGAGGTTGAGCCACCAGTAGAACTTACGTGGTTTATTTTAGCATCCCAATTTCTACCACCGTTAGCCCCAGAACTGTCTAAAATAAGTGCATCTAAATGATTTCCATTACTATCTTTACGAGCGTTTAAAGGTATTAAACTACCATATTTGTAAGGAAAATCTCTCCATCGTGGTTGGCCATCCCCACCAAATTCAGTCCTATCTTGAGCGTGTGGTTGACCAGGAGATCCTGGTTCGCCGTACGTTTCTATTACGCATCCATTAGGGTCTAAGCAAAAATCCCAATGGTTCCAAGTTTCGACAAATCTTTGACCATACTCTGAACTTAAATCAATTTTACTTAAATCTCTATATACAGATCTAGCTGGCATGTATTTTTCTGGATTAGTAAAATCTGGTTCTCTATTAGAAGGAACACCTATAACGTGTATTTTAGGTTTTATATCTTGTAATATAAACTCTTTCTCAACAGTCATTACAAAAGAACCACTTTGAAATAAATCAAATTTAAACTTATACTTTATTCCCGCTTCAAATCTATTTATAGGTCTTTTTGATGTTATTTGATATATAGCTGGCGCTACAGTTCCCAAGTTTAAGTTAGTTAAAGTAAAAGGCGAAGACTTATCAGAATTAGCAAAATCTCCATCTCTAAAGCCTTTACCAGTCAAATAGTTTGGAACGTTATTAGAGCCAGGATTAGCACTTAAGCTCATTGACGTGTAGTTATTTGTAATGTTTGAAATATAAGACACGTCTGTTAATCTAACAATTATAGAATTGTCATTTAAAAGTAAACCATTAAAATCAACACATTGAAATTGATTTGATATAGGTTTTATAAACTCACTATCTTCCGTTATACCATCAAAAGTTATTTCAGATAATCCAGCTACTATACCACTAGTTGTAGATACAGTACTTATAGCGTGGTTTAAGTTTTCTATAGTGTCAGAAGTTGATGTTTCGTAATATATATCTAAGTTTGATTTAACAGGTTTTGTTTCAAAAACCATTAATTCTTTAGCAAACTTACCACTATCTTGGTTTGTAGAGTTAAACGCTATTCTTTTATTAGTGGATATAGTTGTTATTATAGGATTTTTATTATTATCTAAAAAGAAAGGATCAACTTCTCCACTAGCACCTGGATATATATATGTAGTTCCGTCAGAGGTAGTAACTTGACCAGAAGCTGGTCCAATAGTGGTGTATTGTAAATCAACTCCTTTATATATAGTCCAGTCACCTAATTCTCTAAAAGGTCTTATACTTGTTATATCAGACGAAACATATGGAAAACTAGTTTGACCGTTTAGAAAAGGAAAACTACCTTCTTCTTCATATTCTGTTTGACTAACTCTATTTATTAATTCAGTGCTGGAAGAATAAACATTATCGGTTGGGCCAACATTAGCGAGGTCTCTTGGTATTTTATTTATATTATTATTAAATACAGCTATATTAGAAACTGATTTTTCTTTTTGGTAAGCTAGATCATCTTTCCAACCCGTGAAAGTTATATTACCACTAACAGCTCCAGGAGTGTAAACATTATAGTAATCTTGTTCTTGTTGTTTTACAACAACTTTATAACTATACCAACCCATTGGATTAGATTCACTCCAAATACCTACGTAATCACCATTTTTCTCTGTTTTTATAGTTTCAAAAAACTGTATGTTTATAGAATTACCTAACCAAGTTAAAGGATCTGAACCTCCGTTAAAATACGGTGCAAAAAAAGTTGAGTTAAAACCTTCGTTATCATTAGCTAAAATAACATTAGAGCTTCTACCGTATCTATCTTGTAATACTATTCCAACTTGGTAAGATCTACCTTGTTTTAAAGTGTGATTAAATAGTTCAATACCAGTTAGCGTTGTTGGACTGTCTGTGGTTGATAAAAAAGATTTTGGCTCAAAACTTACATTATACTTTAAACTTTCTAAAGATTCTGTAGTTTGTTGAAAGTTTCCATATATTATTCTATTTCCTACAGCTTCTTGCGTTTTAGCTCTAATTGGAATAATATCACTTACTCTTACTATTTCTTTTTCTGGTAGTACTTTTATAGGTTTTTGAGATTTATAATTATGTATATAAGTATTACCTAATTTATTTATCTTAACATAAATGTCGTTTGTGTTACCATCTCTATTGCCTACAAAAACTGAATCACCAATTTTATATCCATCACCACAATAAGCTATTTCAACAGAAGTCGCGGCAGACGTTGAGCTTACACCTGTAACTTTAATTGTTAAGTCTTGACCTGATCCACCGGTTGTTTTATATATTTTATTTAAAGTATAACCAGATTGGTTGCTAGGTGTTAAATCACTGTCTATTTCTACTTCACTTGGTACGCCTTTTATATTTTCAACTTTAGTTAAATCAATATCAGTAATTACTTTTAAAGCTTGCTCGTCAGAAGCTTTATAAAGTATTTGCATTTCTTTAACCTTCATCTTACTTAACATTTCATCTGGAGAGTAAGGAAGATCAAAAACTAAACCAGCTGTAGTCACTTGATTTGTCATAAAGTCTACAGTGCTAGTTTCTTTAGTTTTGATATCATCTTCACCTAAAAAATAACCAAACTGTTTAGGTAAAAAAGCATGCTGTGAAAAAGGAGCTATTAAAGAATATTCATCATCATCGTACTTAAACCTATAACTAAATCTAACAAATTTTTCTTTTAACAGATCTTCATCTCCTACGTTTAAAAAGTTAGAATCATAATCTGGATTTCTAAAACTTAAAGATATATTTACTTTAGAGTCTTCTGGTAAATTCCAATTTAAAACATCACCTACACCATCTAGAGAGATTATATCATTACCTGCTGAATCTTGCAAGTATACAGCACCATCACTAGACACGTAATCTATATAAGCTTTAGACGCTGTTGGATCGTCGTATATACTAACTTGAACTTTAAAAGCGGTTTTTATAACACCTCCAACGCCGTCTGAAAAATTAAAAATATAACTACCTTGACCCTGCGTTTCGCTTAAGAAATTAGTTAAATCACTAAATTCCACATTGTTAATATTTAAAGGCCCGCTTTTATTACCTTTTGTTGGGGAGTTACACCTAAGAAAATCTCTTCCATCAAAATTACCTACTACAGCTGGAAAAGATATTGACGCAGGTAAAAACTCATCTAATTCGTTTTTTAGAGTTCCTTTAGCACTAAGTTCATCTTGCTTGTTTAAGCGTTTTATAAAGCTTATAGGTTTAAACGGAGCGTATTTAGCAACCGATACGTGGTCTTCGTTACTATAATAATTAGAATCAGAAATAGCCCTATCAACATTTATTTTTCTAGGTTGGTTTCTATCGTCTGTCCAAAATAAAAGATTTTCTATAAGGTTAACGTTTAGTATTTCACTATTTTTTGAAAAATTTAAAAAATTACCACTTACTAAAACGCTGTTACCAACTATATTAGAGTCTGAATCTACTTGAATATAAGTTATGTAATTAGCTACATTATCTTTAGATATAGTATAAGTTGCGTCTACCGAACTACCGCTTTTTACAAGATCAGGTGTTGATTGGCTGGTTTCTTCATTGTTGTTTGTTAAAAAGAAAAATATTCTTCCATTAGCAGTGTCTACGTAGTGACCTATTATTTCTAAATCATTATCGTCTATTCCAAAGATAGCTACACTAGTATTTCCTCTAATATTTTCTAATGCACCAACATCTGACCCTTCAGAGGCGCTTATACTTATATTTTCACCGTGTCTATATTCTCCATTTGGAATCAACCTTGAGTCTAAGTCTTTATTCATTCTAGACTTGAGGAAAGTATTTTTAATTTCTGGCATAATTAATGTTTAATCCATTTACCTTTGTTTCTAAACACTTGAGATATTTCTTCTAGCTTAATATTGCTTAATCTTATTTTAGCGTTTCTAAGAGCGCTAGAACGCTCTTTTTTATACCTATTTATAACGTATTCAGGAACATTTGCTCTACCTGACAGCACACCGTGAGCTATATGCATGTACATTGCTTGTTCTGCCATTTTAGGTATTTTAGTATCAGCATCTATAGCTAAACCATCTGATATATATTCAAATATAATAAGCTTACCAACTAAGTCACTAGTAAAGTAAAACGCACCAAGTCTTTCATTTATAGTAAACTTACCATTTATCTGCGCTTCCTCAGGTTGTAAACCATATCTTTGGCCTAAAACAATTTCTCCTCTAGGATGTCTATAATCACTTACTAATCTATCTTCATTTAAACTTTGGTTAGCCCATTTTTCTTCTGCTTGAGAGTTGTTGGCTTCTAAGTTTTCTTCGTACTGATTTTGTGTTGGCACACCATCAATGTCTTGTATTAATAGTTCTGTTGGATTAGATGTTACTCTAGTTGGGTATATAATATGTTTAGCACCAGCGTCGTCTATCCAAGAACATTTTACATAATTAACATAGTCTTGTGGTATAGGCACTGATAAACTAGGTGGTATGTTTAATTCTTGAGATTTAACACTTTTTAAAGTATCGTATGAAAATTCTTGTAAACCTCTTTTAGCATGAAACATTATATCAGTTCTTTTACAGCTAGATATTAATTTACCAGCTCCAACATAGCCTACTATAAAGTTATTTATTATATCATCTAAAGTTATGTAAGAATAACTACCATAGTTGTTATTTATTGCAGACTGTTTTAATTGTATGTAAAAACTTCCAATGTAACCGTTTGAAATAGGATCTCTTAAAAAAACTTTTTTGCTATACACATATGACAACTCTTCACCTAAAGCCGTATATTCACCAGGAGCTGAAACAACTAAAATGTATTCAGCAGAATTACCACTTCTGTTAGGAACGCTTATTACGTCTCCGTTTGTGTAGCCAGATCCTGCTTTTTCTATAACAACACCTCCACTAGTTGAGGTTACTTTAACGGTTAAACCAGTTCCAGTACCTCCAGTAACAGGTGTTACAGTTCCAATACTATATCCAGATCCAGTATTTAAAGTTGTTAAAGACGTAACTCTTTTACCAACTTTATAATATATAGTGTAATTAGAGTTAGAGCTTGTTTGAAGACCAGTGTTATCGTAGGCACTTATTAAATCTATGTTAAAACTAGAAACATCAAAAGATAATTCACTTCCCAAAGAAGCCATGTTGTCTAATAGTCCAAAATCTTTTTGTCCTGAGTAATACTGCGCGTTAGTTTCTGTTAATAGTCCCATTTATTAAGATTTTTCGTTTACTTCTTCTTGTTGAATTTTTTGTGTAGCTGTTTGAATTATGCTAGGATCTCTTATGACAACACCTGCATAAAAAAGAACATTTAATATTACTTCAACTTGCTCAGAGTTGTGTAAGTCAAAGTCAACACGACCTTTAGTAGTAGATGACATAAAGTTTACATCTGATAACTCTAGTATAAGACTTTGCCCTGTAGTTCCAAAATTACTAGAATCAAACGAAACAGTGTCACCGTTTTTATATCCAGAACCAATACTACTTATTAAAGCGCTTGTTACATAGCCAGACCCACTGTCTAGTTGAAATAAAAAAGTAGCTCCGCTACCATCGCCACTTGTGTTGTCTTGCGATATTGCAGATGATGAGTATGTAGAGCCACTAATAACATTTTGTTTTATTGTAACTACTGAGTTTGAAACTAAATCATTTGGATTATACTTGTACTCAGTATATAAGTATTGACCTAAATCACCAATTTCATACCCCCATCTAACGTCATTTGGTTTTTTTACATATTGAGATTTAATACCCCTAACTATAGTGTTAGGGTATATTTCAACTTTGTTATCTTCGTATAAATATATTGGCTTTGAATTAGTTGGTGTAGTAAGTGGAGATTTTCTTATGTTGTAAAATTCTGCTCTACCAACTCTTTGAACTTCAACCGGCATAAAACCAGGTCTTTCATATGTTAAAGAACCTAACCTATATAAATCACTAGGTAAGGTAAACGTGTTTGCGCCTGTGGAAATAGCGTCTGATTCAGTTTTAAATTCTGCAATTTTTTCATCTGTAATGGCTACGCGATTAGAATACTCCATATCGCTTTGAGGTATACGTAGTTGTTGGTTTAAGTCTTCAAAATACCTTTCAAATATTTCTCTTTGAACTTGTGTACCAATCTTATTAAACTCATCTGGCGTCATGTAACCACGCTGCTCGTTATTTAGTATAAGTAATACTGTTTTATATACTGTATCTACGCTTATTGCCATTTTAATATTTTTAAAAAAAAGGGTGGCGTAAAACCACCCTAGTTTATTATCACTTGTTATTTAAGCTTTTTATCTATTGTTTTGTAAACTTCAACTCCTTCATCAGTTTTAAACCAAGCGGCTAAAGCCGAATATGGGTTTTCATCAAAAGGTACGTTCATTAGTTTACGATCATTGCTAGCCCAAGAAAAAGTTCTTTGATCTTGAGATAATTTTAATACACCAGCCTCAACAGCTATAATACCAAAATTTCTAAGACCTACATTTTCATCGTTAGCTAAATCTAAGAACAACTCTGGATTTTCTCTAGCTAATAGCATTAAGTCTCTTTTAAGTTCTTTAGAACTCATCTTAGATACTCTAGAACCAATTTCAACTCTTAATATAGCTTCAGCTTGATCAACATCCATACTTATAGCGGTGTTCATAGCTTCTACTTCTAATTCTAAGTAATCAAGATCTTCTACAGCTTCTTGAACATCATCTTTTTCAGAGTAAAGTTTGTTTCTATTTGGATGATATAATGAAAGCATTTTTTGTAGAGCAATATCTGATTTTGGTACCATAAGTACGCCGTCTTTAAACACTATATGACCTAGTGTCACAGATCCTACTTGTTCATCTACAAAAGGACTTTTCATATTTGTAGCGTATCTTAACTCTCTATTATAACCCTTTTCTTCGTCAAAATACATTAAAGGTTTTCTCATTGAATGCCTTGAGTTAATCCTAAGTGTTAAAGGTGATTTACCGTGTAATAAATGGTAATACCTGTCTTTAACTTCCCAAGTATTTTTTTTTACCTCAGCTTTTTTAGCTTCTGGTTTTTTATTTTCTTTTGTTTCCATAATATAATATAATATAATAATTAAAAAAGACCCCGCCGAAGCGGGATCTTATTATTGTTTTGATTAAGCTAACGCAGCACTAGCTAAAGTATTAGACATACTGACTTCAATCGTTCCCGATCCTCCACCAATTTTTCCAATAGCTTCAACTAAATTCTGAACATCTGCTTGAACAAATCCTCCACCAGTACTACCATCATTAGTAGAAGTTAGTGTAAGAATGTCACTGTCAGAAGCTCCTCCAATATATGCTATTGCAATTTTTAATGAAGTTCCCGTTCCAGAAGCTTTAACTGTACCAACATTTTCTGCACATACAAGATCAAATGCACCTGCAGCTTTCTTTACTTTTACGTATCCCATAATTTCTATTCTTTTAAATGTTAATAATTATACAGTTGACTTAAATAACACGAAGTTATTAGCAGCTTGTACACAAAGACATCTTTCAGATAAGAAATGTAGTTGCATAGCATCTAAAGAAGAAGTATAAGCTCCGCCTACTGAACCAGTAACCCAAGATTTCATTCTTCTATCGTCAGCTTCTGAAGCTCTATATCTTACGTGTAAGAAAGGTCTTCTTATGTTTTGTCCTAACATTTGGTCATAAACTGTAGAAGTTCCAGCAGGAATCATTACACCGTCTATGTCTCTAATAGAACCTCTTGTAGAAGCATCATTTAGATATTTCCAGTCAGTTTTGTAGAAGTCGTAAGAACCTCTTCTAAAACCAGAGAATCCAAAGTTTAGCGCCATGTCACCATCGTTTTCAAACAATCCGTAAGAAGCAGATTGTGTAGAAGCATAGCTAGATCCAGCCATAGCACCAATCATGTCATCAAAATCAAGAGCAGTAGATCTTGATAAGAATAACATATTTTCTTCAATAGCGCCTTGAGAATCTAATTGCTTAAGGATAGCATCAAAATCACCTAATGCACCAGCTCCAGGAGCAGCAGCACCAGCAAAGTCATTATATACATTACCTCTATCTTCTATAGCAGCAAATAAACCTTCAGAACCTTCAGTTTTATCTGTAGCTAATTGAGAAGAACCACTAGTACCTTTTTTCTCAGCTTCAACCATTGACATTTCAAGATAATCTTCAAAACGTAATCTAGTTTCAGACTCAGCTTTTAAATACCAAAGATATCCAGATGTTCCGTCTTCAGTAGCAACTTCAACCCAACCAATTTGAGCAGTATCAGATCCATTAATCTCATACATGTCTTTTAATATAATTGGCTTGTTAGAAAATTGTGTAAAAGTTGGTTGAATAGCAGTAACTCCAGAAGTTGCTGTGTTAGCAGAAGCATCCAAACCTGAAGTTCCTTTTGCAAATTCAGAACCGTAAACAAATATTTTGATTACAGCGCCTGCAGCAGCGGCACCTAAAGAAGTCCCGTCAGCAACTTTGTATGTATCATAGGTTACAGTACAAGTTTTAGAACCAGCACTACCACTCGCTGCTGAAACATCTCTAACTTTAGCTTTAACAGTATTTACACCGTTAGACATTACTAAAGTAGCGCCTTTTCTAACAGCACATTGTTTTCCATCTTCTAATGGAACTGTTAAAACTGTTCCAGCGTTATTATTAGTACAGCCATCATAAGCTACATGTAGCCTATTTTGTTCAGACCAAATTACTTGATCCGATGTCATTGGCATTTCAGCGCCAACCATTCTTAAAAATCCAGATAACGTTCTGTTTCCGAATCTTTCTACTTCTGCTTCATATAACTCAGGAAGATATTGCTGAGCAAAAGTACCACCACCTGAAGCAGAATCAAATTGCAAGTAATTCTCTTGCAAAGTCATCTGTTTATGGTGAGGTGTTAAACCAGGAGCATTACTTATGTCTAATCCCATAATTGATAAATTTTAATTATTTATTTTTGTTTATTCTTAATTTTAACTTAGAACTATCTACACCACTAATTGACTTAACTTTCATGCCATTTATATAAACATCACCAGTAGACGTAGCTCTTGGTTCATTGTTTATATTTTTTGACTTAGCCATCATATCTTTAATAGCATCGGCTTTACCCTGCTCATAAAAATGATTGGCAATAGTATCAGAATTTTGCGCTGCATAAATAGCTTTGTGATAACCTTTATAATCTTTAATTTCACCGTTATTATCTAAGAACTTCCCGATTAGGTTAGTAAGATCTGATTGATTATTAGCAACAGAGTCTTTATCTTTAACACCGTATCTAAACTTTTTTTCACCTAAGTTAAAATCAAAACCTTTGAATTCTTGGTTAAAAAAGTTTTTAGTATTATTTTTAAATTTATCGTGTTGCTCTTGAACCATTTTTTGTTCTTCGTTATATCTATTGAAAAAGTCCATAGCTTTTTGTTGTTCTTGAGTAACGCCGGGTCTCAACTTGATCTCGTCGTAATATTTACTCTTAGTGTCTTCCAAAAAGTTTTTGGCTTTAGCAATTTCTTCTTTAAAAGCAAGTTTCTTTTTTCTTATATCTCGCTCTTCATCCACGTCTTCATCAAATGAAAAATTATCTTCCATTATAAAGTTAATTTCATCTATGTTTAAATGTGGTTTAGTTCTTTTATAGTACTCGTGTAGCAGTGCGTTATCATCAACACTAGTGTAATCTGTGTTAAGTCTAACATAGTCTTCAACTGTACCACCAGTCTCTTCCATGAAAGAAACAAGTTTTTCAATGTTTTCTGGTAGCTGTTTTCCTAAAACTTTTTCGTCTCTTACAGCTTCTTTTAATTCTTTTTCAGTTTCTTCTATTTCTTGTGATACTTCTTCTGTAATCTCTTCAATAGGTAGTGATGAAGCTTCTTCAACGTTTTCTTTAACATCTTCATCAGTTTTACTTTCAACTTGTTCAACTACTTTTTCTTCTTCCTCTTCTTTTTTATCTTCAACTACAACTTTTGTAACGTCTTCCTCTTCTTTGTCAACCTTAGATAAGTCTATCTTTACGTTTTCTTGTTTTTTAGTAAACTTTTTTGGTCTACCAGGTTTTTTCTTTATCTTAAACTCACCTTGTTCTAATTCACCTGTTGGTGTTTCTTTTATTTCTTCTGACATAATATAATATAATAGTTAATAATTATCTAGGCGTAAACTGCTCTAGTCCAAATCCACCAAGGGTGTCATTACCTGATGATTCAAAGTTTTTAGGTAATAAATCATTTTTTCTTTGATCTATTAATTCTGATTGCTGTGTAGCTTGCATTCTAGTTCTTTCGTCTTTACGATCTTCTTTAAGCTCTTCGTTTAACTTTTTAGATTCAGACTGAGCTTTAGTTAACTGCATGTTATAATTAAACTCTAACTCCATAAGCTGCTGCTTAATTTGAGCTTCTCTCTCCATTTTCTGAACCTCAAAATCAGATTTAGCTTTTTCAAGCTGCATTTTTTGTTCGGTTAATATTTGTTGCTTTTGAGCTTCTGCCATAGCTGCTTTTTCAGCAGACTCAGAGTTTGCTTGAGCTTGAGCTTGTATATTAGCCATTTGAGCTTGTTGATCTCTAGCTTGCTTGTCTCTTCTTCTTTTCTTAAGCATTTGATTAGCTAACTTTAAATTGTTAACTTGCCTAATATCTATAGCGTCTTCTAAATCTATTTGACCAGCTTTTAAAGCTACCTGTATATTACTTTCTAATATTTGTTTATCTTCTTCTTCTGGTTCTAACTCTAAAAAAATACCAAAGTCATGAATATTTAAACTTGCTAGTTCGTCTAAAGTACCTACATTGTATCTTGATATGCTAGATGCTAAACTTTGTCTAGTCATAGGAAACATTAAAGCATCAGCAACTCTTAATGATATATTTTCGCAAGATCTTAATGTTAAGTATAAACTAGCTTGCAATATGTGTCTTGTAGCTACGTTAGAGTTAGCAGCTGCTAGTTTTTGTAAACCAACTAATGATTGCTTATCTGGAAGTGTACCATCTCTAGCTTCATTAAGTCCGGTCACGTCTCTAATCATTTTTAAATAATACTCATAAGTTTGTATAAGTGATTGTATTTTACCCATACCATTTGAAGTAGAAAGTTCTTGTATTGGAACTTTACCTGGATTCATACCACCATCTTGAGTCATTGAACGACCTACAATACTACCAGTTTGGAAATACATATTTAATGCTTCTGCTGGATTATAATTAGTACCATTACCAAGATCTACTTCTGCTAAACCATCTATGTCCATATAAACACCATCTGGCACTACTCTTGACATTACTTGTTGTAATTTTAAATGAGTAAGCTGTATCATATCAGCAAAACCAGTTATCCTACTTACAATAGACTCTATACGACCTTTATACATTCTAGGGGCTACAATGTTGTAGTTCATATTTACTTTAACAGTATCAGCATTAGGCCTTGTCATGTTTTCAGCAACACCCCACTTAAGCATTTTGTTATGTCCAAGTATTTTAGCACCACTATACAATACTTCTATTGATCTAAACGCTTTTTTAAAGCTTTCGCTTTCTGGTGGATTAAATGAATCAGTTTTTTCAATAGCTTTTTCTAAACCGTAAGGAGTTTCTTTTATTTTAAAAACTTGATTAGTGAATGTTTTATATTCAAAATACAATACCTGAACAGTATTATTATCATATCTACCATTCCAGTTTCTAGTGTAGTTTTGATTACCAGGATATTTTTCTATATCTTTTAATTCTTCAGGCGTTAAATATGGAAATTGTTTTTTAAGCTCTGGCATGCTTAAAGATTTAACTTCACCAACATAATATACATCTTCAAAGTTGGGATCATCAGTGTAAGAATAAACTAAATTAGCTGGATCTACGTAATCAATAGTAACACCTTCTGATCTATTAAAACAAGTTTTTACAGCAGCAATACCTAAAACACACAAATCATGATTTAATCTTCTTCTTGTTAAGTCATACTTATTTTTAGCTAAAACATTATTTATAACTTCTTCTTCTGCTACTTCTATAGACTGTTTGTAATTCATTTGCATATGAAGCTGTACTTCCTCTTCAGTTTCCATGTTTAAACCCATACCACCAGACGAAGATACATCTATACCAAGATTTTGCTTCATTTTATTTATCAAAGCTTTTTGTCTCATGTTTCTTTGAACACCTTCAGCGTAAATAGTTCTACTTTGTATAGATTCTGGATCTTGAGCAAATGCTTTTATCTCATAACTTCTTTGAGACATGCCATTTACAACGATATCTACAAACTTAGGTATAACAGGTACTGGTTTCCAATCTAAGTTTAAATAAGATAAATCACCATTTATAGACAGCTCGTCTTTGTATTTTTGTATAGATTGTTCACCTCTAGCATACAATCTTAATCTGTGGAAATTATTATAGTTAGTATTGAATCTATCGTTTAAACTTCTATCGCCTCTAAACCATTCTCCTTCAATAGCTCTACTAACTTGAAGACCATACTCGTAAGTGGCTTTCTCTGCATCAGGCACTACCTGACTAGGGAACGAACTATTATAATTAGTATTTATCATTTATTTATTTTTGAAATATAACCACTGTTATCATATTTTTTAATACCTAAGTACATAGACTTTTTCTGTCTTTTTGCAACAGGAACATATCTATTTTTATTACAAGCCATAATAGCTAAACCAGAACTAATAGAAGCATCGTATTTAGTTCTGTTGTTAATATTAAATCCAGCCCAATCTTCTAAAGTCTTTTGGTGATACATATCACCCATACCTTCTTCCAATTGTCCTACATATTCTTCTATGTAACTTTCTATTGCAGCAGCATGTGCTTGCTTAATATCTTCACTTGTATTAGGTATACCACCTATTTCTTTTTCTGTAGGCGATAGCTTGTTCCATATTTTATCAGGGCGATTCATGCTATAACCTCTATAACCCCTTCTTTTTAAATAATATAAAAACCTAGGTTTATTGTTTTCAGCAAGTACTGGCATACCATAAAAAACCATAGCCATTAAAACATCTTCAAAAAATATTTCTGCTGTTTGTGGTCTACATACATATTCTAAGAAAAAATGATTAGGCGGTGCATCTTCCATTGAAAACTTAGTTAAACCGTGTAATGAACCATTTGATCCTTTGCCATCTACAGTACCTGATATATCGTAACTATCTAAGCCAAACGCCCCAACGTGATCATTTCCAGGGTATTTAATACCATTTTTTATAATCACTCTATTTTGTAAGTTTTTAGGTGGCACCCATGATATTTTAAATCTACCATCTTTGTTAGGTACAAACTTTACTTTAGTATCTTTAATACCATTTTCCCACATAAAACTACCTTGAGTAGTAGTATTATTAATTTCTTGGTTATAATCTATTTGCTCGTATATTCTAGTTAGATTAAATAAACTATCTTTAGTTTCATCTCTAAAAGCATGAGCTTCAGTTCTTGGAAATTGCCTATAGTATTCGTTTAAACTGTCTTGATCTTCTCTTAAACCATCTACTTCGTTTTCCCAGTGTTCGATAACTCCGATTGTAACTTCAACACCGTCAACTCCGTAGACTCTATCTTTTCCCTTAGTGAATACAGGTGATCCAAAAGTATCCATGAATCCTTCGTAGTTCCACTCCATAGGGATGAAAAGAGAATAGAGTCCGCTAGACGTCTGTCCGTTTCTATTTCTTTTTGTAACGTCTGAATTGTAGTAGAGTTTCTTGAAGTTGTTTCCACCTTTATCTAATGCGTTTGAAGTTGAGCCCATCATACACTTGCCTACGATTCTTGACCCTAACCTTAGTGTTGTTTTTGTAACTCGCCAGTTGTTTAGTATATTGTCCGGTCTTTCCCATTTTCCTGATTCGTCGTGTGCTAATATTTTTAATTTCTCACCATCGTAAGAATTGTCCCCCGTGTTTTTCCAGTCTATAGTTGTATCAAGACCTTGTAATTCTCTTAATTGTTCGTTTGTTTCTAGTTTTCGTCTAGTAAGCTTTGAAGCTGGGACTCTATACGCCAACTCGGTTTTAGGACGATCCATACCATCCTGGATGGGTTTAAAAAAAAACGGATAGTTAACGGATATTGGTACGACTTTGT